TTCTGCGCTGCACCCTGCATCACCTGGGCACCCGGCGGGGGCAGCGCGCCGGCCCCGTTGGGTGCAGTCGCCAGCGCCGCCAGGTCGGGCACGCCGCCCGCGCCTGGTCCGCCGCCTTCGAAGACGCCGGGCGCCGGCGTCGCCATACCGCCCGGACCGAGCTGGGGTTGGCCCGGCAATTGCCCATTGGCCGCCATCGCCTGGGCCTGGGCCGCGGTGCCGAGGATGTCGCCGCGGCCCGCGAACTGGAACACCTGCTGATCCAGCCACTTCTGGTACTCGGGCGATTGACGGATCCGGTCGCGCGCCTTGGAACGCCGGATCTCGTCGGGGTTGTCACCCAGATAGTCGATCGCCTCGTCCGAACCCCACGTGCCCGCCTGCAACCGTTCGTGGGCGTACCTGCCTTTGATCAGGTCGTCGGTCGGCAACTCCTGCTTGACGTCCCAGCGGATCTGGACCGGTCGCGCGAAGTCGTCGGGCCCGAGGCCGATGTAGCCGGAGCCGGTCTTCGTGGTCTGGCCGGTGTAGCCGACCCAGATCTTCTCCTGGACCTTGTTCTGCGCCAGGTCCCAGAGTTTCTCGGTCTGCCGCTTCAGCAGCTCCTGGATGTTGTTGACGATCGGCCCGACTCGCACGCGCTGATAGCTGAGCACCTGGCTGATCGCAAAGCCGGCGCCCTCCATGCCGCTGAGCGTGGTCACGCGCGGGCTCTCGAGCTCCTTGATGGCGTTGTCGATCAACTGCATGTGCTTCTCGAGTGTGGTCGCGTCGGGATAGTTGATGCGCTGCAACTGACGTCCGGGGCCCAGGTTGATCACTTCGCCTGGGAGAGGTCCGGGATCACGGTCCCTGGGCTTGCCGTCGTCTCCAATGACCGGTGCGGCCGAGGAGTCACCGTAGGTCACCAGCGGGCTGAGCAGGTCGCGCGCCACATACTGCGCATGCATGGCGCGCAGGTACTGGCGGTACTGCACCAGCCAGAGCTTCGTCTGCGAAACGCCCCAGCCCACCTTGCGATTGGCCCAGTGGTTCATCCACAAGCCGGGCGCGAAGTCGTACGGCAGAAAGCCGTAGCCGTGCTTGAACTGCTTGACGATCGCGCCCGTGGGCTCGTTCTTGTAATTGGTGCCGGTCACGCACCAGGAGGCCCAGGTCTCGTCCCAGTGCTCGGCCATGGTGACGCTGGTCGGCAGGATCGGGCGGTTGTTGGCGCCCCAGGCGTTCGAGGCCTGCGGCTGGCCCATGAGTTCGGGCACGATATTGCCGTCGTCGTCGAGTCCTAAACGGTAGCGCCGAAACGTGGTGCGCACCGGGCGATCGGTGATCTCGAGCATCTCGCAGATGCGGCCACCGACGGTGTCCGGGTAGATCGTGCGCGCGTCGACAAACTCCCACGCGAAGGGCGGCCCACATGACTTTTTCACGTCCTCGGTCGCCTTGTCGTAGTGCTGCCAGGCTTCGTCCGATTCGCCGGGGTTCGGCACCGGGTAGGCGTAGCGCTTATCCCACGCGTCGGGCAGGAACAGGATCTTGGCCCAGGCGCCGCCGTCGTTGAGCGCGGCGTCGGTGATGAAGGTCATCGTGTCGCGACCCGGCGTGCGCGCGCCGCAGGTCCAGAGCGTCTCCTCGGTCCAGTGCTCGCGCTGGCTGGCCGCGGTCTGCGCGGTGTCCGACTCGCCGCCGTCCAGGTGCAGCTTGGGGCGCTCGAGGGTCAGCATCGCGGTCTGCTGGAACGCTTCTTCGGAGACGTCCGGGTCGCGCGGGTCGACGTTGACCAGGGTGTACTTCTCGTCGGCGCCCATCATGGCTGGGATGCGCATCTCGCGCTGGGCCCGTGAGCCGTCGATCTGCACATCGTCGCGGCGATAGCGGTCGTACATCTCCGTCTGGAGCTCGGTAATGTAGGACGCCGAGGGCGGGTCTGCGGCCACGACGCGCTCAGTGTAACGCCAGGTTTGGTAGATCTAATCAGTGCGCGCCGGCGAGCGCGTGCATCTGGGCAACGCGGTCCGTGTGCAGCGTGCGTGGTCCGCAGTTGAGCGCGCGTCTGGCGAACGTGGTCGCCAGCAAGGGCCGTCCGTCGCGGCGTGCCATGAGCGCCAGGTAGCAATACGCCACCGCGTCGTGCGGGTTGTCGCACAGGCGCAGGTGCAGCAGCCGCCGGTCGCGCTCGCGTTTGCTGCGGCTATGAACAACGTCGGGGGCCATGCCGTAGTGGCGGATGTGCGAGCCGCCCTCGAGCATGACGCACAGCGTCTGCGGCGGGTTCGGCAGATAGCGCACCTCCTCGTGCACGCGACCGAGGTAGCGCAGGTCGGGCGCGTTGCGGAACAGGCGCGAGCTGGAGCGTTCGGGCGGCGCGAGCGGCTGATCGTCCAGGTCGGTCTCGACGATGAGCGCGAAGAAGCCGTCGATGAACAGCGGGACGTCGGCGGCGAGTTGCTCGGCGATGGCGCGGCGTCCCTCAGCCAGCAGTCGCTCGTCGGGATCGAGCACCAGAATCCAGTCGCCGCGGGCGCGCTCGAGGGTCAGGTTGCGCGCGGCGGCAAAGGAATCCTGCCAGTCGAAGTCGAAGGTGCGCGCGCCGTAGGCTCGGGCGATGTCGGGGGTGAGGTCGGTGGTCCGCCGATCGATGCCGAGAATGACCTCATCGACCAGGCCGCGCACGCTGTCCAGTAGGCCGGGCAGGAACCGCTGCTCGTCGCGCGCGATGGTGCACAGGCTCAGCGTCATCGGCTGAACGCGTAGCTCGAGCGCGTGGTCTGGCTTTCGGTCGTCGCCGCGGCCCACGCCAGCGCGAGCGCCATCACCGTGTCGTCGTGCTGCCCGACCGGCGCCCCATAGCGCAGCATGCCACTGGGCAAGCGCTGCATCTCGTACGCCAGCAGCTCGCCCGTTTGCACCGCGTCGTCGAGCAGCGCCACATCGCCGTTTTCGATCGCTAGTGACAACGCCTGCACCACCGCGGCTTTAGTCGCATTCGTCGACCACCATGGCACCACCGGCAGCGCACGGCGCGCGGTACCGGACAGTCGGCCATAGCCCTGCTGCAGGCGTTCCACCAGTGGCTGCCCGAGCGCGTTGGCCTCGGCCAGGATCACCCGCGGGTGGTACAGCTCCGCCCAGCGGTGCAGGCGTTCGGTCTGGAACTCGAAGTCGATCTGGGTGAAGCGATCGATGGCGACCTGCTCGAGCGTGGTCGCGTCGAGCACCGAAAACACCGTGAAGTCGTTCGAGCGGGCCCAGTCGACGCCCATCACGTACGCGTGGTGCGGCTGCGGCGGCGACGGCTCGAGGTACGCGACGGCATGCACGCCACGGAAGACGCCAGCGCCCTCGAGGCTCAGAAACTTCGCTTCGTATTCCTGGGCGAATTCACGTTCCGTCAGGTCGTGGCGCGCGGCCTCGATCTCCGCGGCAACGATGAAGGGATTGACCGCAGTCGGCATCTGCCAGGCCATCCACTCTGTTTCGAGTGGGTCCTGGCCGCGCTGGAAGAGCGTGTGGAAATCGTTCAGGCCCCGTGGCGTGGACATGAACCACGCCTCGCCCTGGAAGTCCGACAGCGTCGGGCGGATAGCCTGGGCCCAGATGTCGCTCAGGTGCGGCACCATCGCCGCCTCGTCGATGACGACCGTGCCGTAGCGCCGGCCGCGGGCGGGATCGCCGGTGTCCATGGACCAGCATTCCACGGTGCCGCCGCCGAGGACCTGGAGGCGGTGCTCCTGCTCGGATTTTTCGGCGATGACTTCGACGAGCGTGGCTTTCAATTCGCGCCAGAACTCGTCGAGCAATTTGTAGGTCGGACAGAAATAGCCACCCGGTTTCCGGTCCAGTGCGCAGTCGATGAGCAGTTCTTGCGCGAGCTTACTTTTGCCGGCGCGGCGACCTAACGCAACGACATTGAACCGCCGTCGCTCGGCTTTGATGCGCGCCTGCGCCGGGTGCAGCTCAGTCAGCTCGACCGTTCGAATGACCACTCGAAGCTTTCAATGCCGGCGGCGCGGACTTCCGCACGACAGTGATGGTGATGTCGTGCTCGGCCTGGAGTTTTTCCTGCGGCTTGTAGCCAGCGCGGTCGAGCACGTCGCGCACCGCGGCCAGTTTCACGGCGTCGGACTCGGCGGAATCGATGAGCTGGGCGAGGCGGCTGATGGCGGGATGGACCAGTGAGCGGAGTCGCTCTTCGGCAGAGGCGAGCGCCTGGGGCGACTTCCCCCCGTGGAGATGGCAAACCCGCTGACCGTGCATCGCAAAGTGTCCACAGGGCTCGCCGCGGCGATTTGTCGCGAGGCACTTGACCATGGGGTTGGTCTGCACCATGGGGTTACGACGCCTTCCGCTCGAGCCAGGAGGGATCCATGAAGCGGTCCAGTCGCCGGGGCGGCGCCGGCGGCGCTGCAGTGTTGCGGATCTCCATCTCGAGCAGGGCGATCCACAGGTCCAGCACGACGAGCAGGTGCCGCCGCTCCTGGTCCTCGGTCACCGGAACCACCACGGCAGCTCTGTCAGCGGCGCGGCGGGTTCAGGCCGGCGACGAAAGCGCTGGACCTGGGGACAGGTGGCGTGGTGCGGCGTCTGGGTGGGCTGCCCGGTGACCAGGTCGTAGTCCATCGGCTGCCGCTTGCCACTCGGGTTGAGCCGCCACCAGATCGCCTGGTTACAGCCGCGGCAGTGAGCGACCGGGGCATTCATGCCGACACTCCAGTGGCGACGAGCTCGGCCCACTCGTACGGCTTGCGATGATCGAGTGAGCATCTGCGCACTCGACCGGGGCTTCTCGTGAGACCGTGGCCGTCGCCGTTGCGATCGACGAGCATCTCGCAATCGGGGCACGTTTCTGAGCCATCGCCCCCCTTCGGCTGGTCCGAAGGGGGGTTTGGGGGGATGGGTTGGTCCGGTCCGGTTTGGTCCGGTTGGTCCGGTTGGTCCGGTCCGGTTGGTAGCCCCTGCACGTGTTCTGCACGTGTGCCGGATGTGCGTTGCACGTGTCCGGCACGTGCGTTCCGCATGCGCGCAGCGTTCGCTGCACGCTTGTCGACCAGCCGACCCGCGTAGTCCATCCAATCGTGGATCCGTCCACCCTCCTCTGTCTCCTCCACGAAGCCCGCTTCGACAAGCCCCTGCCAGAATTTCTCAGGCTTACCGCGCCACTCGCACGCGCGCGCGATAGTCAACTGACTCCCGGGTTTCAAACGTCCATCCGGCGCATAGTCGAGCGCCCACCACCACAGAAATTGAAGGTGTCCCACCGCCGTCGGCAGGCTGCAACCCAGCGTGTCGGCGAGCCGGAGTGTCTTCGGATGGTGCCCCAGCGCCTGGTGCGACTCGATCCACGCCACTTACACAACTCCCGCACTTCTGCGTTCCAGAATTCGCCAGATCGCTTGCTCGTCCCGTGGCCGCCACAGATAACACTCCACCACCCGGATCCGCGCCGCCTTCTCGCGGAAGACGCGTTGCTCCGGTCGCTCGCGCCCGTGCTCGCTTTTCAATTCCGCGAGAAGCAGGACCTCGTCGCGCAGTAACGCCAGGTCCGGCCAGCCCTTGCGCATGCCGATCGCGTCGTGGACGTGGAAATCGTCCCAGCCGAGCAGCCGCGCGCGCCGCTGGATGCGCTCCTGGAAGTGGGCTTCGCTCTCGTCGCCGACGAGCTCCTCGCGCCGCACGGTCTTCATGCCGCACGCTCCAAACGAGCGCGTGCCTCGGGCGTGAAGTAGGACCACAGCTTGTGGCGGTAGGCCATCGACATCCAGCCGAGTGAGAAATCGATGCGCGAGGTCTTGCCCGCGTCGCGCCGGGTGACGGCCTGGTAGTCGTCCTCAAGCCGTGCACGGCCGAACTCGTTCAGGTCCTCGAGCGAGAGTCTCATCGCTTGTGGACCGGTCCGTCCTTACGAAAGATCAGGTACGTCGAGCCGTTGTTGTACGCGCTGAGCTGGTCCTCCCACTTCGGGTCGATCATCGCATTCGCGCGCACCTGGTACACCTCGTCGAAGGGTGGCTCACCGATCGCGGCGCGCACCCAGTCACTCTCGAGCACATAGCGTTGACCGTGGACATGGTCTGTCACTTTGACGATCGTGCCCAGTCGGCCGATCCGCCAGGCCTCTTTGCATCCGTCGCGCACGGCCTGCTCGATCTGATCATCGGGAATCGTCCCAAAACGGGCCGCCATGATCGCGCCGGCGGATGAGTCCGCGAGATGCGGCGGGTCGAACAGGGTGACGTCATGCGCGCCGTCGGCAGTGTATGGAAGCGACCGGAAATCCTGCGCACCATTGGGCGACTTGCTCGGATCAACAATTAAGCGCGTCACATCCAGCAACTCCGAGCCGTCCCAGAAGCCGCCGTCACCCCCGGTCATATCCAGCGCGGTCTGCGCCGTCGGGAAGTACACGCGCAGAATCTGGGCAACGATGATCGGCGTCGGCAGGTCCTGGCAGAAACGTAAGAGTGGTGCGTGCGTCGGCAAGGGCTTCGCCTTCATCGCTGTGATGAGCGCCTTCAATTCGCGACCGCTCCGACCGTTGATCTCCGCTTCGTGGAGCCAATACAGACCCGCTTCCC